CGCAAGACAAGGCCATGATCAAGAAAGCTTTCTTACAGCACGATGCTCAAGAGCACAAAGGCGGTAAAGGCACTTCGCTCAAGCTAAAACATGGCGGCAAAATGGCTACTGGCGGTGAGACAAAAAAAATGCCTGATAAAAAAGGCTTTTTTGAGTCAGTCAAAGACCATGTAAAAGAGGGCGCTATGCAGGTGGCGGACGATATTCATTACATGACTGGTACAGAGCGTGGAAAGAATATCGAAAAATCTTTGAATGAAAAGTATCCGTATCGCACAAAGGGCATGAAGACTGGCGGCGTAAGCTCTGGTGCAGGTGGCTACAAAGCTGGCGGCATCATCAAGTCAACAAGCGGCCAAACAAAGATGGTTACTGCCAAGAACAATGGCAAGTCCAACTATGCAACTGGCGGCGTGACTTCTGGTGCAGGCGGCTACAAGAAGGGTGGCAAGGCCATGATGGATGGCGGCATGGTTGGCGGCGGCATGATGGGTAACCCCATGATGGACGACGGCATGATGCGCAATCGCATGATGGGTGGCGGCTACAAAAAAGGCGGTGCTCCAAAAAAGTTTGCTGAGGGTGGATCAGTTCAAGATGATGGTCGCCCTCAGAAAATGCCACAGGGGAATAAACCCCCATCAAAACCTGTAAGCACCAACCGTCAGGCTGGTACTTTTAAAAAGGGTGGCGGAGTTAGGAAAATGCAGGCCGGTGGCGGTGCTGAGACTGACTATGACCCAATCATTGCTCGTGAGAATGCTCGTATGCAAGCTGAAAAGAATGCAGAACGCGCTGACAACGAAGAGATGAGGGAAATGATTCTCGGCGCACCTAAGCGCGTGTTCCAAGGCGCAAAACGCATGCTGGGAATGGGTGCTGTCTCTGATAAAGAGCCAAAATCAGTTACCAAGACTGAAAAGTCTGTGACTGTGTCTCCCGTGCCCAAAAAGCGCGGCGGCAAAGTCTGCTAAACCAAAGTGGGGGCTTCGGCCCCCGCTTCTAATTGGAGAGATATATGGCTGATGCAGTTACGAGCCAAACGCTTATAGATGGTGAGCGCACGGTAATCATGAAATTTACAAACATCAGTGACGGTACTGGTGAGTCTGCGGTTTTAAAGGTAGATGTTTCTGCACTTGCTGCAAGCGCATCAGGCGCTGCGTGTGACAGAGTTACAGTCACCAAAATCTACATCGCCAACCACGGCATGGAAGTCAGAATGTTTTGGGATGCCTCAACGGATGTGCCGTTCTTTCTGTCGTCGCCCGGAGCAACTCAGACGCTTGACATGAAAGAATTTGGCGGCATTACCAACAACGGTGGTGCTGGCGTTACTGGTGACATTGTGTTCAGCACGGCTGACGCAAGCTCTGGTGACACTTATTGGTGCATCTTAGAGATGGTCAAAGGATATGCTTGATCATGGAGATGAGCACACTCTGGGTTGCGGTTTTGACCATGGCTACCTCAGTCATGGGCTGGATTCTTCGGGAGAAGTCTGCTGAACTTCAGCGCATCACTATCTTGCTGAATCGCACCCGCGAAGAAATTGCCAAGGAGTACGTTACCAAGAACGAGGTGCATGTTGACATCAACCGAGTGCTTGATCGAATTGACAAGCTTGGCGAAAAACTTGACCGCATGATGGAGATGAAAAATGCCCAGTAAATCCCCAGCCCAGCATCGTTTGATGCAAGCCTCAGCCCATACCAAGGGCGGCTTCGGAGGCGTTCCTCAAAAGGTTGGCAAAGAGTTTGTCAAAGCAGATCAAGGCAAGAAATTAAAAGGAGGCGGACTTTATGAAAATATTCATGCAAAACGTGAGCGAATCGCTGAAGGCTCTGGCGAAAAAATGCGCCGAGTTGGTAGCAAAGGTGCTCCAACGGCTCAAGCTTTCAAAGACTCAACCAAAACAGTAAAAATGAAGGACGGTGGCCCAAGTCTGGCTGTCGGACGTGGCGAGAAGCTTCCAGTCTCTCGTGGTGCTGGATTGACCGAGAAGGGTCGAGCCAAGTACAACCGTGAGACAGGGTCAAACCTGAAGGCTCCACAGCCACAGGGTGGCAGTCGCAAGGACTCTTTTTGCGCAAGGATGCAGGGCGTGGTTGACAACGCCAAGGGAGATGCGCCAAGAGCCAAGGCATCTCTGAATCGTTGGAAATGCTGACAAGGAAAAACAATGGCGTACTCAGGAACAGTCGGCACAACAGTCATCAATGTCCAGACGTACATTGACCATGGCGCTCGTCGGGCAGGCAAGCTGGCTGAGGAACTGACTTCTGAGCAACAAATTTCCGCACGAGAGTCGCTGTATTACCTCTTGTCCAACCTCATTAACATGGGGATTCAGTACTGGTGCATCAGCAAGAAGGTTTACGGCATCCAGCCCGACAAGTATGTCTATGATCTACCAGTAGGCGGGAACGATGTATTGCAGGCTCTGTACCGCCGCATGAGCCGTCCTACGCCCAACTCGACTGGAGGCTACACAGCCTCGTCTGGCGTGGCTGCAAACGCCTTTGACGACGACATCACCACCAAATGCACCCAGAACGCCATAAACGGCAACATAGCGGTCAATTTTGGCACTGGCGATACCGTCTACATCGGCTCAATTGGTGTCATGGCGGGGGTCACAGGCTCGTTTAATGTGGTGTTTGAGACATCCACCGATGGGACGACATGGACTACGCTCTACGCCCCCGGTGTTACCGCATGGGTTGACGGCGAATGGGTCTGGTACGACATTGAGACAGGGGTGAACGCTCAGTACTACCGCATGCGCGAGACTGGCGGCAACACGCTGAGTGTGCGGGAGTTGTATTTTGGCAACAACGCCACGGAAATCACCATGGCGCGGTTGAATCGAGACGACTACACCAACTTGCCCAACAAGAATTTCACAGCCAACCAGCCATTTCAGTATTGGTTTGATCGCACGATCCCGCAGGCATCGATGTACCTGTGGCCCGTGCCATCAGATCCATTTGTCCAGATGACTGTGTGGTACTCACGCCAGATCATGGATGTTGGGTCGCTTACAAATGAGCTTGAAATCCCACAGCGGTGGCAGTACGCCATCCAAGCGATGCTGGCGCACCAGATGGCGTTGGAGTTGCCCGGTGTTGACATGAATCGCATTCTTTACTTGGAAGGTTTGGGCGAAAAAGCTTTTAACCTTGCAGAGCAGGAAGAGCGGGACAAGTCACCGATCTACTACGCCCCGAATATTTCGGTCTACACGAGGTGACATCATGGCAAGATTCCTTGACACCACGGGGATGTCCGACATAGCGGTCTTTGTGTGCGATAGGTGCAAGATGAAGCGCCCACATGCAGAGTCACGAAATGACCCCAACTTTCCCGGTCTTCTTGTTTGCGGACAAGGCTGTGCAGATGAGTTTGATCCCTATCGACTTGCTGCCCGAAAAACAGAGAAAATAACGATCAGATTCCCAAGGCCAGATTTGGCACTGGACGGCGTTGATGACCAGTCGCCAGCGTATGGCGGCAGGGTAATTACTCCGTAAATTTAAGGACAAACATGGCACAGTCAGGCTTCACCCCAATTCAGCTTTACTACAGCACCACTTCTGGTAATACGCCCGTTGCTGCTGATTTGACCAACGGAGAGTTGGCAATCAACACCAATGATGGAATCTTGTACTACAAGGACAGCACTGGTGTTGTTCAGGTGTTGGCTTCTGGAAGCTCTATATCCGTATCGGCTGTGTCGGCGGCTACTACAGCCAACATTACCCTGTCGGGACTGCAAACAATAGACGGGATTTCTGTTACTGCTGCTCAACGGGTGTTGGTCAAGGATCAGACTCTGAGCCAAAACAACGGCGTTTATGTGGTGTCGGCTGGCGCTTGGACGCGATCTATTGACTGCAATACCGCTGCCGAGATTGCGGGTCGAATTATTACTGTACGCGCTGGTACGCTAAATGGTGGTGAGCAGTATGCAACCACGTTCAAGTCAACAGACACGCTTGGCACAACAGCCATGTCTTGGTTTCAAGTTGCACTGCAAAACACAGCGGTGACGTTTACCGATTTGACCGTCACGGGAAACACCGCGATTGGTGATGCTGACACAGACACAATCACCCAAACCGCTTCCTATGTAACGGCGACTCAGCTTAAATCAGCAAAGGTAGCCACCAACACATTAAACCTTGCGGCATACGATG